TAGGTGTGCCATGAAAGTTGTGCGTATATACATAACGAGTTTTTTTCATTTGAATTCACACCTCATCATCAATTCTGTCATGAATGCAACGAGGTTGATCTCCTGGTCCATGACAAAGTTTGCTTTATATTGATACTCACCGATAACAAGGACTGCTTCGGGAATACTCTTCGGTTGTAAGTATGTATAGAGAGAGTCATACACTTTTCTCATGACAGCATGAGGTTCGTTGTCCATGTTAGCGACAACCCACTTCTTAACATCAGTAAACTTACGATTCTTTAAGAACTCCATAAGATCAGTCATGGCAATGTCTGACATCTGACCCAGAATACCTGTGTCAATAATACCCTTAGAAGAATACCGTTGTAGTTCGTTGATTGTACGTCGGAAGTCAGGGAAGTGCTTCATAACAACCTCACGAAGCACTGGGAGTTCAAAGTCAACACGCTCTTGTGCCATAATTGTATGGACACGCTTGAAGAAGGATGCAGCGAGTTGTGCTTTCTCCTTACCCTTGACATTGAATTCAATAACCGAACACCGTGAGTGCAATGGTTGGATGATTTTGTTCTTGTAGTTACAAGTAAAGATAAAACGACAGGTGTTCTGGAACTCCTCAATAAATGCCCTCAGGAGCATCTGCACGTCTTGGGTGGTGTTGTCTGCCTCATCGATGATAAGCACCTTGTGACGTGCCTCAGAGGTCAGGGAGACGGTCGAGACGAATGCCTTGGCACGATTCCTTACAGTGTCCAGGAAACGTCCCTCATCCGATCCATTGATGACATAGTAGTCAGCACCAAGTTCATGACACAGTGCCTTAGCAATAGTAGTCTTACCAATACCAGCAGGACCAGCAAGCAGCATGTTGGGAATCTCACCCTTGTCAAGGAAACCCTTGAACATGGTCGCAGTCTCCTCTGGAAGGATACAATCGTCAACCGTCTGAGGACGGTACTTTTCTACCCAAAGGAAATCATTCATAATTTAGTGTCAAACCCAGTCAGGTTTACGATGTGGAAGTTTAAGATAGTTATCTGCTACCCATGGTTTAGATGCAATATACATTTTGTATGCATCGATGGTAGAGATACTAGTGTCAAGTTTGTACTCATCAGGCATTGCTCTGACAAATGGTGTGGTCTCCTTACCTGAGCGTCCCTGAGGATCAGCAGTAGGTAGGATCTCTTTCGCTGCTAGAAGAGTCTTCTCGCATGTGTGTACTCTACCATACCTAGCAGTGTACTCATCACACATAGCAAGTCCGTGAGCAAGCAACCACTGCCAGTTCATCACAAACTCATTCGCCCACTTGGTGCATGGGTGGTTACGAAAAGCACCCTTCTCAGTAGCATAGGGAGTACCGTCTGCTTTGGGAAGGGTGCCAAAACCATGACCCCATTTGTCAGAGCATACAATAGCAAGCATCTGACAGGTCTCTAAGGGCATCTTGACAATATGCTTGTCAGGAAGAACCACAGCAGACTTGTATGGGGATGGGTCCGTAACGAAGATGTTCATCAGTATTCTGAATCAGGTTCAAGAGCGATCATGAGTTCTAGGTTCTCAACAGTGGAACTCTCACTCATGATACCGTACAGTTTGGCAACCTTGCGATCGTAAAGGTCAATCTTGTAACCTTTTGCAGCACGACACGGTTGACCACCAGTCATCACGATAGAGATATTCTCGATCTTCATACAGAAGCAGAACTCTTTCTCAGTCTCACCTAGTTGGATTTCTAGTGTGTTAGCAGTAGAGTTACGCTTGTCAGTAACAACAGCAGACAGAATACCATTGTGACCTGTAAAGCAAAGGTCTGGCAGTTGATACCCAGACGCAGCAGCAAAGATTTGATACAGGTGATCATTACTGAGTTCAGTAGAGATAGATGGTTCACCAATACTATTGATAACATCAGGTGGAACAGTAATCATACGCTCATCAGCGTAGTAATACTTCATTCGACTGTTGTTCATGCTGATGTCAACATGCTTCTCACCAAAGTCCACGTCTGGTGTGTTACTGGTATTACGTGAGAGGACCTTGATGGTCTTCATCATGTTACCCAAGTCATAGATGGGAGCAGTACGTTGAAACTCAATGTCTTTGAAAGTACAGGAACCGAGAATATTCTTATTGTTCGAGATAGTTGAAACCTTTTGACCAGGTTTAAACATGATGGATGGGTTGATGTTCATGAACAACCCGAGGATTTCTAGTTGTGGTTCAGTAAATTTCATACAGGTCATTGAGGATAGTCTTCCGTTTTGGCGTTTTTGTCGTTGAAGTGCATTAGGAGCACAGCGTAGTGTAGCACCTTTAAGATGTCGCGTCTAGCAGTTCCTTTCTTATCGTATCGAGATGCATACTTTAAGATGTTAGACCTGCAAAACGATTCGCCATCACCACACGCTTCGATCAAGTCTAGGGTTTGAAATCCCTCTGGACCAGCAGAGTAGTGCTGACTGTATGTGGCAGAGATGTAATCTTTAAGTTCTTTAAGGATTTCATCTTCATTGTATTTGTTCATAATTAACAGAAACGTTCAAGTGTTGAAGTGTGTAGGTCAAACCTGTCTGGGTGTTTGTTGAGTTGAATAATGGCATCCCGTTGGAAGGGATTCTGGACGGTCGATTCGTCCCACCAATGAACCACTTTACGGACACCAGATACGATTGGTCTCACACGATGGATAATACCTGTTGGATAGATAACAGCATGACCTGCTGGTAGTTTAATACTAACACCAAAGTCACCAAAACGCAACTCTAACTCACCCCCTTCATAGTCAGTTGGTTCATTAAGAAATAGTGTAGTGGACATGTCCATTCGTAATCCAGCACCATCAGTAATTTCATCTTGGTGCCAATCGTAATCTTGACCTGGATTGTACTTCTTATAAGTGTAACCAGTTCGTCCACTAGAAAGAGTAAGTTCTGGTTGTAGAGAGTTATCTACTTGCTCATCCAACCATTCAGGATCAATACCCTTGTCTTCATCAACTCGTTTGATAGGATTTACGATGAGAACAGGATCAACTTGGGAAAGGACTCTGGATATTCCAGAGTCATCAAGAATTTGTGTGCGATATAGCATCAGGAATCAAGAAGAGTGGGGTTCAGTTCAATTTTGGCATCAATTTTAGAGTACAGTTCCAAGAAAGCACTCTTAGTTTCATCATCGAAACGGTTGAGGCAGAGTTTGATTGCTTTCAAACGGTTGTTGAAGATAGAGAAAGCGCGAATGATGTGTACAAGACGACGTGTAGAGATAACTTCATCAATACCACCCTCAGCAAACGTCTTACGAATAACATCTGCCCATGTACAGAGATTTGTAATGAACTCTTCATCACAGCAACCCAGTTCTGAGCAGTAGTTATTGAGCATCTTAGTCTCAATACGAGGGGCAGGATACTCTTGCTCAAAGGTAAGAGGGAAACGCTCCAAGAATGCTTCATTCAGTACGTTGGTACCGATGAAACGACCATCATCAGAACCCTTACCCTTAGTATTAGCAGTAGCAAATACAGTAAAACCAGGTGACGGGGTGACAGTGACGCCAGTCTTCTTCAAGTACACACCCGTACCTTCAAGAATAGATTGCAGACAGAGGATCTTGTTTGATGCAAGGTCAATCTCATCTAGAAGCAGGACTGCACCACGTTGCAGTGCCTCAATAACAGGACCGTTGTGCCACACAGTGTTTCCATCGACTAGACGAAAACCACCAATGAGATCATCCTCATCAGTTTCAATAGTAATGTTTACACGAATCAGTTCACGGTTAGTCTGAGCACATGCTTGCTCAACGCCCATAGTCTTACCATTACCAGACAGTCCAGTGATGAACGTAGGATAGAAGACACCAGAGTTGATGATCTTTTTTAGATCTGTGAAGTTTCCAAATGGAACATAGTTTTTATCTTTGGAAGGAATCAAGGTTGAAACCTCAATGGCGGGAGATGCAGAAGGTGATTGATATGTTTTTTCCAGTTCGGGTGCAGTCAAATTCCACTTACCACGAGTCACTTTATACTGTTCAAGACGCTTACATACAGTAGGGTATGAAACATTAAAGTGGTCGGCAGCAGCAAGAACTTTTGTAGTATCTACCTCAGGTGTGGCGTATGTATCAAGAAAATATGCAAGCAGGTCAGTGATGTTCAAGTCAGATTGGGCAGGCATTAGTCGTCTTGTGTTGATGTAGTTAGTATAGAGCAGGTAGAGGTAGTGTCAGGGGCAGAGTGGACACTATGCGATTTGTCCAGCAAATGCCGAGAGCATTTTCCTGTTCACAGACTTTGACTTCAATGACTTCTTAAATGCAGACCTGATCTGACCCTTGGTTGCATCATCAGCAACTTCCATTTCAGTATCAGCATTGTAAGATCTAGACTGAACTACATACAACTGTGTGTAGGGCGACTTATCAATAGCAACTGATTTGTCACGACTAAGTGTCTTACAATATGTATCGTTAACGAACATACCAAGAACTCTCAGGTATTGCCCCAATGCACGAGTGGAACAGATACGGAAACCAATAACAGAACACTCAGGATATGTATCACGAATTACTTTCAAAAGTGTATTGGTCATAACACTATCACAACTATAATAACGATTACGGGTGCGAATAGTAACCTGTTGGTCGTGAACATAATAAGGATAAGGTTCAGAGTGANAACCACCAGCGACTGCTTGTTTCATATATGCAGTGGACTGTGACTCACCATCAGTTAAGACAACTAGGTGTGACTTCTCAACACCTGCATTCCGTTGCCATTCACCAAGATACTGACGCATAACAATTAGAGCATCGTTCAATGGTGTTCCACCAAGACCCATAAAGTTTGGTGGTGCTGGACGGAACCTGTATATATCGCGACGTTCGTGCCAGTAGTTTGCAACACGGTACATATAGTTACACTGACGTTTGAAGTTACTTTGATTGCCCTCACTAGTCAAAACATTAACTAGTTTGAAACGAGGATCAATATAAAATTCACCTACCTTAGAGTCTGATACTGCTGGAATGTTCTTAGTAGGAGTATCACAAGGAATACCAAAGAACTGTAACAGATTAGCATCAGTCACGAAAGTATATACGTCGAAGGGGATACCAACCTTCTTACAGAACTGAGCAAGATTAATTACTTGACATACAGTATCAAAGATTTCGGGAGACATAGAACCAGACCAGTCAAGTAGAAATACAAGACCATGGTTTTTTCCATCAGTAGTACGAGTTACTTTCTTGAAGATGTCATCACTAAATTTATAATTGTGAAGTTTAGTTGTATCAAGAACCCCTGTACGAGCAGTGGTAGAACGAGCATATGATGATGCAGACTTCTTACACTCAAACTCTTTGACTAGGTAGTTAACATCCTTGGAAGTATTATTACAGAACTGGCGGAAGTCTGCATCAACTTCAATAAAAGGATCCTTAGGAAAATCTTCATAGTATGAGTTCCAGTAAGATTCTGCATGATCCCACAACTCTTGGTTAGGAACAATTACATTTTTGAAATTAATCTTAGGGAAAGAAAGATATGTTGGACTACCAATACTAGTGTTAATTAGACTAGAAGCATTCTCATCAAAGTTACGTTGTGTTTGAACATTATCAATATCTGGTTGAATGTATTCGTATGAAGGTGTGTCTAGTTGTGCATC